GAAGGCCGGCGCTCAGCCAATGACATCAACGCCGCCACCTGCTACCGCGCCGCTCTTTCCACCGGCGGCGGGGGCGGCAACTGCACCGGCGACGCCCGGCGGCACCACGCCACCCCCACCCCCCGGCTTCACAATTGACCCGCAATGAGCGATCCAACCGCCACCGGCCCCGATGGGAAGAAGATCGTCTATCGCAACGGCGCCTGGCAACCACTTGCGGCGTCGGCATCGGCCTCCGCCCCCGCCAGTGAGCCCACGGCAACCGGGCCTGGTGGCCAGAAGGCCGTCTATCGGGAAGGCAAGTGGCAGCCTTGGCAGCCCAACTTTGCCGCCGCAACACCCGCAACACCCGCATCTGGCGATCTGCAAACGGCACTCGATTATAAAGCTGAGCACGATCCGCGCGGGCCGGAAGCGCAATCGCTCAAGCCGAGCGAGTTCGAGCTATCGCTCGGCACTGGCATTGTTCGCCTGCCCGCCCGCATGATCGGCGCCTACAAGGACATCACCGAGACGGCGGGAGCAGCTGCCGGCGGCATTGCCGGATGGCTCGGCGCCAGCGACGAGACGGCGAAGGGCATCCACGACACGGTCACCGGTGCCGCTGCCGCAGTGCCGGTCCTGGGCAGCCTGCCGAGCTCGGAACGGGTTCTCGAGGTTGCCGGCAACGTCAACAAGGCGGCATCCGAAGCGACTGGCGTTGATCTCAGCATTCACCAGCCGCAGGGGGTTGCGGGTGCTATCGGCGAGACGGCCGGTGGCTTGCTTGCCGGCCCCAAGCTGGCGGCCCCGGCGGCCGAGCGGGCAGCAGTTGCAGCCGCAGCACCGGCAGCCGAAGCCGCCGCACCGGCGGCAGCCAAGACAGCCGCGCCGACCCTGCCCGAAATGGGGGCTAATACTACCGCCGCCTATGACGCCGCCCGCGATGCCGGGATCACGGTGCGGGAACGGCCTTTCACACAGGTTCTCGGTGACACCATTAACGCCGGCCGCGTGAAAAATGCCGAAGTGGCGAAGACTATGAAGAGCTATCCAAAGGTAACTGAAATAGAAAACTCCCTCGACGAACTGAGCCGCCTCCGACGCGATTTCAGCTTCGAGGAGGTCGACCAAGTTCGGCGCGGTATCAATGAAGCCATAAACACTCCAAGCATAAGCAAGACCGAGCGCGGCATTCTCATCGACATGAAGAATGCGTTCGACGATGGCATTGATGCGATGACCGGCGGCCATGACTACACCGCCGCAAATATGGCGCCGGAAGAAGCTGCCAAGCTATGGAAAGACGCCCGCGCTACGGCTACCGCCGAGTTTACCGCCCAAGAGGTAGAGAGAGCTTTTGGCGGCGACAAAACCCCCGCTCAAATTCTCAAGCAAGCGCAGAAATGGCGCGATGATCCACGGCGAATGAGGAAGCTGCAGCCGGAAGACCAGGAACTGGTGCGCCAGATGGCTACCGTCAGCACTCCGGAGAAGTTGGCCACTCTGGTCAGCCGCTTTTCCGGCGGCGCGCTAGGTAGTTTTCTCAGTTTTCATTTTCTTGGGCCGGTGGGGGCAATTCCTGGGGCAGCTACCGCTATCAAGGTCGCAACTGGTTTCCAGCGTGGTCGCCGCGCCGGCGCGCTGCGTGACATTGTCCGCGGCTACGGACCTGAGCCTACGCCCGCTGGCGCAGCCGCGCCCACATCTGCCAGAATGGTAGAGCTTCAGCGATTGAAGAGCATGGCAGAATCTCAAGTGGCGAGTATGGAAGCAGTAATGAATGGCCCGCATTACGATCCCACGCTGCCACAGTATCAATATTTAAGGCCGAATGTTGCCAGCCTCAGAGCCGGCATTGCCAGGTATGACGAAGAATTAGCTAGGGGTAATGGGGCCGCCATTCCCGAGCCTGCCGGCATGCCGCCTCCTCAACTGCCGCCTGCCACCTCGCCTCCCGTGCCCTGGCTTGCGCTAGGCGCCGGTAGTCGGCCAGAAAGACAACCGCCTCCGTAGCCCATCGGGCAAAGATGATGGCGACCGGGAACATCCCGCAACACCCGATGACGGTGAAAAGACCATCAGGGTCTGGTCCGACCAGGCCGATAACGCACCAGATGACACCGAACATCACGGCGCCCTGAAACGTCGCGCGCCAGTTCTTCATCACCGCCAGTAGAAGCAACGTGGCAGCGATTACCGCGAGGGTGAACATCACCCCCGCATGCCATTTGTCCATAGCGATTTTCCTGCTCCATCAGAGCAGCAGCTGAACCATGCCGCAGGCGCCATCGCAAGCGCCCTGAAGGATTAGCCCCCGTGGTCGACTATCCAAATAATGCGCCGGCAGGCTCGTCGCAGGCAAACGCTGCCATGCCGGGCTATGGCGGGCCGTTGCGCACCAATTTCTCGTACGCCGCTGGCCTGGCCGATGCGGTACGCAACGCCGCCTCGTTCTTTGGGAATATATTCTCGTTTGGCACTCTGGGCGGGTCGTCCCCGAGCTCGTCGGGCTCGCCCACGGCAGCGCCGACCGCGACCACCAGTCCGACGAGCAGCACCACGCCCGGCGCCACGACCCCGCGTGAGGCAGCGGCAGCACGCACCGGGCCACCGGCCCAGTCGACGTACAGCGTTACCGGCACGGCCGGTAAGACCGGCACCACCACCGCGGCGCCCAAGGCAGCGGTGCCGACCGACACGACCGCGCCTAGCGAGAAGCCCGGCGCCGGCGCGATGGGCGCCATGGGCTACGCTGCCGGGCTGGGCGTATCGCCGCCATCGTCGGGCATCGGCGAGGCCAAAGCGCCAACCGATGTTTCGAACTTCACCGATACCAAGTTCGGGGACACTACGAACTTCACGCCGGCCCCGGCGGCACCGCCGCCCGGCGAGGGCGTCGAGGCCGCCCACCAGGCGACGGCGGCAGCCGAGACGGCAACCTCCGCGGCGCCTGACGTTGCTAGCGCGCGCGCCTTGGTTTCTGACCGCGCCGGCGGCGCTGATATCAGCCACCTCGAAGATGCCTTTGTCACGCGGCTGGCGGCAGGCATCACCGCCAGCGAGGCCGCGACCGGTCAGCGTTTGACGCTCAACTCAGGCTTCCGCTCGCCGGAGGAGCAGGGCCGTCTCTATGCCGAGAAGAAGGCGCTCGATCCAAACTACCCGGTCGCTCCGGCCGGGGGCTCCGTCCACAATTTCGGCTATGCGGCCGATTTCAATCGCGGTCCCGCCTACGATTACCTGCGCGAAAACGCGGATAAATGGGGGCTGATGAATATCGGCACCGCCAAAAATCCCAACTACGACTATCCGCATATCCAGATAGCCGGGCCGCGCAACGTCTCCGGTGGTGCCGGCAGTCGCTTCGATCCCTGGTCCGGCGCGGTCGACCCATTCGCCAATGCCACCACCTACGGCGCCGGCGGCCCGCCGCGCGGCGGCGGATTCGAGCGGGATCCCAACGGCAACCCGGTGCCGCCCGCTGATATTCCCGGCGGCATGACTATTCCGCCCGGTACGCCGCACAGTGCCGGGATGGACAACAAAAACCCCGGTAACTTGCAGTGGAGCGGCAGCGATTGGCAGAAGGCAACTTTCCCTGGCGCCCTCGGCCCCTCGAAAAACCTTGATGCCGGCAAGGCGCAAATCGTTTTTGACACCCAGGAAAACGGCATGACAGCTGCCGCCACCCTGGCAATTCACCGGGCTACCGACAACGGCCTGAACACCGTCGAGAAGCTGATCGGCGATCCAAAATTCGGGCTGACAGCGGGCAGCAAACTCGCTCCCGGCGCGATCGTCAACATCAGCAAGGCAATGGGCGTCAAGCCCGGCGACGTCATCGACATGAACGACCCGGCGACCGCCAAATCGTTCATGCGCGCTTACGTCAATCAGGAGCACGGTGCCGGGGCGGTTGCCTATACCGATGACTTCATCAATGCCGGCGTCGATCGCGCCCTTGGGCGCACCAGCGGAGCGGCGGGTGCGGCAGAGGCCCAGGCGACCGGCGGCCCGATGCCGGCCGCTCCCGGCGGTGCCGATTTCTCCATCCCCGGTGCGGGATTTGGGCAGCCGGAGGCCTACGCGGCGGCGCCTGCACCCGCTGCAGCCAAGCCAACAGCGCCGGCAGCGCCAGCGGGAGCGGCACCTGCCGCCGCTGGTAAACAGCCATCCCTCAAGATCGGGTCATCCGGTCCTGCCGTGCGCGATCTGCAAACGCAGTTGCTCGCCGCCGGCTATAACCCCGGCCCGATCGATGGCAAGTTCGGGCCGCAGACCCGGGCCGCCCTCTACAAGTTTCAGCAGGCGACGCCTGGTACGGGCAGCCGCTTCGGCCAGCCCGATACGATTGCTGGTCCGCGCACCCAGGCCGCGCTGCCGGGAGCCAATCCCTATCGCGATACCCAGCCGCCCGAGGACATCGTTGTTCGGCCGCCGGGCGGCTATGTTTACGGTCGCGACTTTGTTTCGAACGTTCCAGGAGGGACGATTTTTCCGCCAGAAGGTTATGCCGCCGGTCTCACTCCGGCAGCGTTCGACGAACGCTTTGGGCCAACACCTGCCCCTGGCATCACGCCCGCGGCGTTCAATGAGCGCTTCGGGCCGACGATGACCCCGGCGGCTGCGGCGCCTCCACCCTCCGCGGGACCGAACTTCGACGAGACCTTTAATGCGCCCACGCCACCGCCCGGGCAGGAGCTAACCCCGGAGCAGGGCGCCGGCACCATGGCGACGCGCGCCGACCTGCGCGACCGCCTGCCGGGCGCAGCGGCCACCACCGGGGCCGGTTACTACCGCGGCCTGCAATCGGTTGAGGAAGACCGCGCCAGCCGCGCCCGCCTCCCCGAGACGATCGCATCGACCTATGCGGCGATTACCGGCGGCGGCGGCACCGACCAGTTCGCCGGCGGTCCTACTGGCGGCATCTCTCCACCAGCCCCGGATTTTTCAACCAATCCCGCCGCAGTGGGAGCCAACATCGGGGCGGCCAGCGCAGCAGCGCCGCCAACCTCAAGCGGGTATGTGCCAACGCCCTATCGTGACCCCGGCATGGAGCCCGACAGGCTGGATCGGCTGCGGCAGGATTTCGATCGCATCAAGGGCGGCGCTGACACCGCTGCCCTCGGCGGCGGGATCGGCAGCGATGTGCTGGCAGAGCCTTCCATTTCTCCGCCGCCATACGCAGAGGACTTCTCAACCCCAGAGGAAGAGCAGCGGCGGAAAGACCAATTTGGAGCCTATCCCGCTAAATACAACGACCCCAATTATCAGCGGGGTCCAATGCATACTCCGAGGGAGCGCGCTCCAGTTGGCTACAACTACAATCGGCGAACGGCCGATTCAGGTGCCGCAGCGCTCACCGCGCCCGAGCCGGACGTCGTCCGCACCCTTGCCAGCTTGCCACCCGAGGGTCAGGCGCAATACCGCAGCGGCTTCGTCAACAACATCATCGACAGCATCGACCAGGCCGGCGACGCCCGCGGCATCCTGCGGGCAATTGACGCCAGCCCGCAGGCTTCACGCCGGCTCGAGGTCGTCCTCGGCGCACCAGGTGCCAGCCAGTTCAAGTCATTGGTTCGCGTCGACGGCATCGGCAACCGCGAGCCGGGTACTCGCTTTGCCGCAGCGCTGCCCAGCATGGCAGGCCTGCGCGGCAGCCCGCCAGTTGACAGCCAGGTGGCGGCGCGCGTCGGGGCAATGCTCGACTCGGAGGATCCGGCCGAGTTCTCGCGCGGGCTGAAAATTGTCGCGGCTAATCCGAGTCTTCAGGCGCTCGTCCAGCGCGTTGACGCAATGGTGTGACCGATGGCCGGCCTTTTCCAACTTGCTCTGCAGCAAACCAACGATGACTTCGGGCGGCCAATCAAAGGCGCGCTCGCCTACTTTTACGAAGCCTCGACGCTCACCCCACTGCCCGTGTTCAACGACTATAATTGCCTGGTGCCGGGGCCTAATCCATGGCCGGCCGATGGCTTTGGCAGGTTCCCCGCAATCTACCTCGATCAGCCAATTGGTGGCAGCGGCTTCTACCGGTTCCAGGTGACCACGGCCGAGGGCGCCATAGTACCCGGTCTTGACCTGCAGATGCTGCCGGTGATCGGGCCGAGCAGCGGCGGTGGCGGTGGCGGCCCGGCGCCGACGCCGGTCGACCCCTCCACGCTGCACATCACTGGCGATACGGTATTTCGTCTACAGTTTGCCGCGTCGCTGCCCCGCACCGGTTGGGTCAGGGCAAACGGTAATACGATCGGCGATGCAGCAAGCGGCGCCAGCGAACGCGCCAACAGCGATACTCAGGGGCTATTTCAATTCCTGTGGAGCAATGTCGTTGACGCGGCCTGTCCCGTGTCGGGCGGGCGCGGTGCGACGCCGGTGGCCGACTTCAACGCCCACAAGCGGATTACTTTGCCCGATATGCGTGGCCGGGCGCCGTACGGCACCGACAAGATGGGCGCCGCGGCAACTGCCGGCCGGTTAACCGCCCTGACGATTGGCGGCCCCGGCCTCGGGCCGGATATTGCCGGTTCAAGCGGTGGCTTCGAGACCATCGTATTGTCCGCCGCTCAAATACCGCAGCACACACACCTGATTGCAGGCACGACCGCCGCCGGCGGTGGGGCATTGGGGGTGTTTCAATTATCCTCGGTTAATGGGTCACCCGCCAATCGGCTGGTGACGGACGGCGGGACGGGTGGTGGCGGCTCGCATAGCAATTTGCCGCCGGCCCTTCTGGGCACCTGGTACGTCAAGCTGTAACCCTTGGGTTCAATCCATGATCACCGGCCCCTTCGAGGAAGTTTCCAACCGCGCCGATTTTACCGATGTGATCGAGGTCCATGATGGCGATACGCACGAGCTGATCGATATCACCGGAGCGTCTATCCAGATTGAGGTGGGCCGGCAGACGAGGCCACCATGGGGTAGCGGCGATATCGTGCTACGCGCCTCGACCGACGACGGCTCAATCACCATCCTGAGCACCAACGTGTTTGATTTTATCTTTCCGGTCGAGAAAATGCGCGCTCTTGAGCCGGGCAATTATGATGTCGGTGTGACCATCAAACGCGATGGCCGCACTGCGCAACAGGCTATCGGCTCGCTGCCCGTGGTCGACGGCATAGTGAGAACCTCCCAATGACCTATCAGCTTGGCGTCATCCCTCGCTTTCCAGCGCGTGTGGTTGCCGGTGTTGGCATCCGCATCGATCGCGCCAATGCGGTTTATACTTTCTCGACCGATTACAGCACAGTAGCGCCGGGCAGCGTCGCCGATCCCGCTAATACTGACGTTCTGGTCCAGTTGCCCGATGGCACTTATGCGACGGTGCCGGTTTCGGCGATCGCCGCGAGCACCCTGCCGGTCCAGCAGACCGGCAAGCGCAATGCGCTGATCAACGGCGGATTCGGCGTCTGGCAGCGCAACACGACCTTCGCTCCAACGACGGTGCGGATGTTGACAGCGGATCGCTGGGGGATCGCGGCCGGCGCCGGCACACTGACGTCGGTTCAGCGGGCCGCCCCGATGGGTGTCGTCCGCGGCATGAACGGACTGCAGTTGACCGGCAACCCGGGCGTGACCGTCGTCGACATCAGCCAGCGCATCGAGGCGATCAACGCCAACGTGCTGCGCGCGGCACCGCCTTACATCACGTTCAGCGCACAGCTTTTCAACAGCACCGGCGCGGCCTTCACGCCGACGCTCTTTGTCGACACGCCAAATGCGCTCGACACATGGACGACCAGTGCCGTGCAGAATAACGCGGGTGCCGGCGATACCTTGCAAAGCTGTCCCGGCGGCCTCTTGAGCACCATTACCTGGTCGGCCGACATCGGCGCCTATGCCAATCTCGCCAACGGACTTGGCTTCCGGCTGCGGATTCCGAGCGGCGCCCTCGACAACAACACCAAGTCGGTAAATCTTTATGATGTTCAGGTCGAGCCGGTGACGGCGGTCGGCGCCGCGCCGAGCCTGTTCGAAGTAGAGACCTTCAGCGACGAGCTCGCTCGTTGCCAGCGCTATTATTTCAAGACATTTGCCTACGGCACGGTGCCAGTGAACAATGCCGGCCAGGTTGGGGCCCTTGCGTTTACGCAAGTCGTAGCGGCTGCGGCCAGTCAGTCAGGACAGGCGCTGCGCTATCCCGTGACCATGCGGGTTGCTCCAGCTGCTGTATTATTTAATCCATTGGCGGCCAACGCACAAATTCGCAACCCGACAGCCTCGTTGGATTGGACGATCAGTGCGGTGGGGGGCGCATCGTCAGACAGTCAGGTGCAGGTTACCGGGACGGCGGCCGCCGGGAGTGTCGCCGGGCAGACCGCCGTTGTCCATATCACCGCCGACGCGGAGCTTTGACCATGGACGAAATCATCAGCGCACAGTGGACCGACGCGGATTACACGACCATCGCCATGACGATCAAGGGCGCCGCCGTGATGAATGCCGAAAAGAGCGTCGAGCATGATCCCGAAGGCGAGACGGTGATGTTTGTGCCCGACGACATGGCCAACCGGCACCGGCAGGAACTCGCCGAGTGGGAAGCGGCGGGCAACATCATCGGTGAGCCGCCGGCAGCCTGATGCCAATCCGGCTCCGCAACATACCGGGCGACCGCCAACCGGTCAGCCATGAGCCTAACGCTCGGGCCGATACCGACTGGTACGGCTACTGGCAGGATCTTGGTCGCGGCATCCGCGAACTACAGGCCGGCCCGGTGGCAACGTCCTACACGGTGGCGACGTTGCCGACGACGGCAACGGCGGGGGCGATGATCTATGTCAGCAACGAAAGTGGCGGCGCCGTGCCGGCCTTCTGGGACGGGACCAACTGGCGGCGGATGACCGATAGAGCCATCGTGAGCTGAGCCATGCCCGATACAGTAGTCTGTGACCTCTCGCACTGGAATTGGATTCCGCAGTCGCTCAAGCCGGCGGCGGCGAGCGGCGTCCGCGGCATGATCCACAAGGTGACCGAAGGGCCGTCGATGGTCGACGACAAGATGCCCGCCCGGTTCTACTTGGCGCGCGATGCCGGCATGTTGGTCGGGGGATACCATTTTCTCAGACCCGGCAACATGCAACAGCAGGCTGATTTCTTCCTCAACCACCTGACCGGCTACATGGATGACTACACCCTGCTTGCCGCCGACTACGAGGACAGCCGCGTCAGCCTAGCGGACTTGCGGACATGGATAGCCGCGGTCGAGAAGCGGGCTAAACGCACCGTCGTGCTCTACAGCGGGCATGTGCTCAAGGACGCGCTCAAGGCCGGCCAGGATCCCGGCGACCTGGTCGATCAGCGCTTGTGGTTGGCACAGTACGGGCCGGCGCCAGAGTTGCCTACGGGATGGTCCGACTGGTGGCTGTGGCAGTGGACCGATCGCGGTACCGTGCCGGGTATTGATCCCCCCGTTGATTGCAACGATTTCCCGGGATCAGATGCTGATCTCGTCGCCGAGTGGAGCGGTGGCGATAGCGTCCCGCCGACCCCGTTGCCGCCATCCGATGAGATTGTCGTGAAGATCACCGTCCCGCCCGGCGTGCGCGTCGAGGTAACGGAGGGCTAACCATGGTCGAGGTCGTCATTAAGGGGCTGATTGCCCTGGTCATACTGGCGATATGCGTCTTCCTGATCATCTGGGTGCTCGGTGCGATCGGCATCATCATCCCCGATGTCATTGTAAAGTTGATCTATGTGATAGCGGTCTTGGTCGCGTTATTGTTTATCTATAGAACCGCTAAGGCCGCCAACCTGTTTTGACCGACCCGCACCATGCGCCGGACTATGAGCCGCCACCAAGCCCCGTCATGCATGAGCCCACCGACTACCGCGGCCTCATCGCGCTGGTGCTCGCCGTCGCGGTTGGGCTGACGCTAATCATTGGCATTGGTGGCGGGGCGTGGGCCGGCCGCTCGTTGGGCGACGCCGGCAGCGAGGCGCTGATTGCGCTCGGTGGCGCCATTGTCGGCGCGTTGGCCGCCTACATCGCTGGCCGCGCCGTCAACGGCCACGGCAAGAGCTAGCCTCTCGCAGACGGTTCGATGCACCGCCGCAGCCTCCTCCCAAGTGGCGGCGGTTAACCTCATCTTGTCGAGCTCGCCGCCAATCACCATGGTCTCGAAGATCTGCGGCGGGTCGGCTTCATCGGCAGCGGCGTCAATGCCGAGAAAGATCGTGCTCACCTTGGCGTCGCCGACATAGGTCCAACCTACTCGGCGAACGGTGTAGTCACAGGCTAACGCCCACTGCACCAAATCCGCGACGCGCACCGGCTCATGCCCCTCGAGCCGATAGTACCGGCTGATCATAGCGGCAGCCTTTCGGTTGTGTCTTCGGTCTTGCGGTAGTCGTCGGCGATCTCACGCATGATCGCCAGGCGATAGTCGGCCTGTGACTGGAGCATTTTGCCTTCGGCCACTAGCCGCGCGAAGACGCGCTTGCGGTAGTTGACCTCCTTCTCGGCCTCGGCCCGTTTTTGGCCGGCGCTGAATGTCATAGCGGGCATGGCGTCCTCCCCTTGGCGCCTTTCTTGATCACCGTCCCGTCCTCCTCCCGATAGCTCGCATAGGCTTTTTTGCAGCGCTTGACCGATGGGTCGGGCGGTGTTGCCGGCGGAGCTTGCACTTTGACCGCAAGCGGCGGTTCGTCGACCAGGATGCAGTGCGCTTCGGCTGCCGCCGCTACTGCCTGCATCAGGTCGTCATCGGCGGTGGCCGTCTGCACGATCAGCCCGACCTGCTCGGCGAGCGTATGGCAGTCCTGCGGGTCGGCGGCGAGAGCTGGCGAAGCGATGAGGAGAAGCGCGAACCAGCCGTGAACAGCGTGTGCCGATTTTGTACCGCTTTTGCGCAGCGTTCCTTGCCTGTTCACGGTCTGAAGCCCCTCAATCTGCACGTTCGCGCTTGCGTTTTTCCTAGAAAACCCTAGAAACCGTGGTGGGCCACCCCTCCCCACCGAGCGGAGTGGGGTATCCAATTAAGCTGTTGATTTCCAAGGCTTATTACCTATTGCCGCCGATCCCTGCGTGGGATTTGCTGCAACTAATCGATCAGTCAACGTCTTGTCATCGGATGCGTGGCCATATGTGGCGAAGACATGGGCCGGGCTTTTCCAACCGCCCAGCTTCGCCACCGTCACAATGTCCACTCCCGCCTGAAGCAGCGACGTCGCGAACCCATGCCGGCAAGCGTGGAAGCGGAGCGGCTTGATGCCAGCGCGCTTGCAGGCGGCCAACCACGGCGGCTTGGCCGTGTCGCGGCTGCTGTAGCGGAAGACCTTGCCCTCACGGTTACCGGAGACGTTTGCCAGAGCTGCTATCAATGCCGGCGGCAGATGGGCTCTCCGCTCCGCGCCGATCTTGGTCTGCCGGATCAGGGCTTGCGCTGCGCCAAAGTCCACGTCCGTCCACATCAAACCCAAGGATTCCGAGATTCTTGCGCCCGTCAGAAACATAAAAGCCGCGAGTGCCCCCAGATGAGGCGAAGACGCGGACTGAAAGGCCGTTATCCAGCTCCACGTAACGGGTTCTTTCTCTGTCTTCACCACCGGGTATCGCTTCACGCTGATCTTTGGACATAGCCCTTGCTCCGCGGCATGGTTGATTATGGCTTGGGTCGGGACGATCACTTGTCGGTTCCAAGTAGCGCCGCCAGCAAAAGGATATAGCTCAGGGCAAGAGCTCCTAATGCGACCGCCGTTAATGTCTCTGACGGGCGTGTCTCGCCAATAATCCTCGATGCGACCGAGAAAACGAGCGGGCTTGTCGATACTGCGATAAAGGATAGCAGCTTGCGCAAAGGTCAGGACCGCCGCGGGTCCATCGAGACGACGTTGCCATGCTTTGGCTTCTTCTTCGGCCGCAATGCGTTGGGCGATTGCCTTGTCCTGAGAGCCTGTAGAGCGGCATACCCGCCGCTTGGCAACCGTACCTCGGTACCACCACCACTTGCCTCGCTTGAAAATTCGGTAGGGCATGGGCGTAGGGCCTCCACCAGCCGGGCAATATCGTCCTCGCTCATTCGCATCGCCTTGCCGGCGATCATGCAAGCGCGGTGCTTCCTAGCTTCGCGCCGAATGGTCCGTTCAGGCAAGTTGAGCCGGGCGGCGACCTCGGCTGGCGTGAGGAAGGCGGCGCTGCTCATCTGAGGGCCTCGGCCATTGCTTGAATGGCAGCGCGAGCGTCGGCCATGAGGCGCGCATGGACATGCGGCTTCATCGCCTCGACCTCGGTAAACTCCAATAGGGTCTGCCCATCGTCGCCGACGCAGAGTGGATTGCTGCCATACAGTGCCTCTGCAACTCGGGTCGTAAGCTCGGTATCCTGTGGATCGACCAGAAGTTGACCGATCGAGTGTCGCAGCTCGTCCTCAATGAGAGCGATTTGATCGGGAATGGCACGGAGATCGTCGAGCAGCTTTTCAACTCGCTCCACTTCCTCGCTTACCGGCTTCGACGGCGCAGACAGCCTCGCGACTTCGGCCCGAAGAAAGCGGTTACCCTCCTCGTACTCTTTGCATTGCGCATCGCAGTGGGCCAGCTTCTGCTCGGCGTCAGCAATGGGGGAGTTCATGCTACCGCTCTTTCCGCCGGCGCATCCGGCTCGTGGAAGGTGACTTGGTGCTCAGCCCCCCATGCGAGGATAAACTCGATCAATTCGGTCATTTCAGCCTTAGACAGGTCGGATGAGCGCTGTCCCCACGGGATGAAGGTCGATCCGTCCAGGCTCGGCAAGAACTGCACCTTATTCCCGCATGCGGCCATGAAGAGCACCTTCCATTGATCCGGCGTGTAGCGCTTGCCCATGTGGGTTGCCTGGGTCGCCACGTCGGTGAGACAGGCCCACATGCGCGAATTTTGGTCGAGGGTTCGCTTGACGGCCTTGAACTCAACAGTCGTTCCCCAAGGAGCCTTCTGAGCCCACGAGGCTATGCGGTCCCGATCGGCCGCAGTGTTGATGACGACGAGGGCTCGACTCATGCCGCCTCCTGCTGCGGATAGGCCTTGGCCAGATCGGCAAGTTTGGCCTCGACCTCAACGAGAAAGATCATCACCTCCTTCTCGAGCGCGGCGATCTGCTCCTCGTCACGATGTATGCGTTTGACGAATAGCTGCATGTGCTCGGGGAGCCTTGGATCATAGCTCACGTAGTCGCACCAACTCCTGCCCGTACACGCCATCTGAAACATCATCTGCGTGATGTATTTTCCATCGGGTGCGCGGCGCAGCAGAGTATCAATGTGGTTTGCCGTAAGCGGGCATTTGATTTCAACGAGGCCATCTTCGCCAACCAGACCATCGGGCGAAGCGCCAGCCATGGCGATCGTCGGATGAGCAACAAAGCCAACCTCAGTCACCTCGACGTCCTGCCAAAACTGGTATGCCGTGCGGGCTTGAGGCTCCATCTCAATGCCGCGCTGCATGGCGGCGTTGGTGTAGCTGTCCTGGGGCTCGCCGGTCAGACGCTCGACGATGAGCTGCGCGGCGTAGTTTGCCCGCGAGCTCCCCCACCCGGATTTGATGCGGGCAACCACGTCGGCGACGCGCGAGGCGGTTACCTTGCCGAGCCTGTCCTGCCGCCATGCGTCGGTGCCTTGCTCGCTCATTGGGGCACCCTGTTACGTTGCCTGTCGGCGGCTTTCCGATTAAGGGCGCGCACGGCCTCATCAAATTTGCTGGCGGGCAGATCCGCTAGGTCTGTGATGCTGAAAAGCTTCAGGAAACGTGGCAAGTCGGAGTCGGTGTCGATGATCTTCCGCTGCAACTCGGCGATCTGCGCTTCACTGATGGTTCCGTTGTCGGAGCCGTTGCTGCTCTTGCCATCATCGTCGGCGCTGACAGCGAGGCCAAGCGCCGCCTTGAGCGTATAGCGCTGCAGGTAAGTGACGGTGGACCCTAGCGACTGAAGCGGGTTCTTCTTGCCACTGTCGTCGCGGGGGCCGGGCAGGCTGTTCTCCTCGCTATGTCCGTCGCGGTGCGAAAGAATGCACGTCACATAGACCGGCGCGTTAAGTTCGGCCGCAGTGCGGAAGCGATAGCTGAGGCCGTACTTGCCAAGAATCGGGTCGATGGTTCGGGCGATTTCGGCAAGATCTTCGTGGCGGTAGGATTTCTGTCCGCCGCCGGTCATTTCGAAACGGACCTCGCGGTTTTTGTAGATAGGCGGGATTTCCCCGCGTGCTTGGGCGATGGCGGCGTCGAAGGCTTTGCGGGCCTGGTTTGCTTCCCAGCGCTCTGATAATCCCATGAGCTTCTCGAGAAGCTCAATGTTGGCGCCCTTGTCGAGGGCGCGGCTGAGCATGTCCATCGGCGTGATGGATGCCGCCATGTTCTCGGACTGCGCCGGTACCGTAATGGCCGTTTCAGTTTCTGCGTTACTCATGGTGTTTTCTGGTCCCAAAATTTCAGTCGTGAGATTTCTCGTTTGAGGTATGCGATTTCATCCAGTCGGAGCTTTTCCATCGCCTTGAAATGCCGCCTCTGTGCCTCGATGACGCGGTCGGCCTGAGTTTCGTACCGGGTCCAATCGTGCCAGCGGCGCCAGTAGGCGCGGGCGCGCATGTTCTGCCAGTAGCGCCAAGCGCCTTTCATCGATCGCTTTCCGGAACTTCGATATCCCAGCCTTCCTCGCGATCCTCGCCGGTGCCGGAACAAACCGGGCAGACGATGTAGCGGTAGTCGACCTCGATCTTGCCGCGCCCGTTGCAATGCCGGCAGGCGGGCTTGCTGTCGTCGGGCTCCGCGTCGCGCGGATCAGTCGTGAGCCAGTGGTCATAGCTCATGACACGGTCGCCGGTTTGCTGGTGGCGCGAGCCCGCTCGTAAGCATCGATGGCCGCGGCAACCTGCTGCACCGCCTGGCGCGCATACGCCAATTGATAGCCGGCTAACCTTTCCTGCCGGATGCTGCGGTCACTGATGCCGCCGGCCAGCTTGAGCAACTTGGTGCCGGTGATTTCGAGTGCGACTCCCAGATCGACGGCGGCATCTGAGTGAGCATCGAGGCCGGCGGCGTCATCCATATGAAGGGAGGCGAGCAGGGCGGCGCGTAAGGTCGAGGCAGTCATTGGTGGTTTGCTCCATCAGTTCTGCCGGGATGGCATCGGAGAAGGGGCGTCCGCATACGCCGCCTCCCCGGGCCATCGCGACTAGTTGCAGTACGAGAAGTTGCCAATGCGCTGGCAGGTGATGCTCGGCCCGCCATCGACGCTGCAGTAGGTAAAGTTACCGATGCGCTGGCAGGTAGAACCGGCCATTGCCGACGATGCGGCCAGTGCCAGAACGGCGAGGGTTGCGAGGATAAGCTTCATTTCATCTGCTCCATTGTGATGCCGGGGTTGGCATCGGGCAGAGCACTCAGTGGAGTGCTCTAACCGAACCAATCAGTCGCGGGTTTCAAGGTCAGTGGCTTTGGCGATGTCGTCGCTCGCCTTACGGCCAGCGGCATAACCTTCGTCGTAGGCCTGGTTGATATCGGCCGGCCACATTGGCCAGACGCCGGCGCTCATGCCGTCGTAGGCCTCCTCATAGCCGAGCACGTAGGCGTCCTTCGGGGAGCGGGGCCGGATCGTCATGGCTGCATCACCGCATGGTGCATGCCGGCGCAATGGGCGCGCTCGTGGCGATCGACGATGGCCGTCTGCGCGTCGGTCAGGCCATTGGCGATGTAGATGAAGCAGGTGTCGTTCTTCGTGAAGGCGCAGCCCCAATAGCGCAGACGCTCTGTCGGCTGCAGGCTGCACCAAGCGGGGATATCGTTGATGTCAACGAACTGTTCCCAGACCGGGTGAAGCGGCTTGGCCTTGCGCCATTGCGGCGTCAGTTGATCGCTGAAGACCTCATCCTTGCCGGGCAGGGTCTGCCAGGCGTGGGCGGGGAGGGCGACGGCGATGAGCGCCGCGGCGAGCAGGAGGCGGCGGATCATCGGTCTTGCTCGAACTTGGCGCGGTAGTGGTCGCGAGTTTCGTCGTCGTGATCGAGCTTGGCCCAGACATCGCGCGCCCATTGCTGGTCGCGGATGCGCTGCCGGTCGGCGTTGCATTCCTCCCGAGCATCATCAAAGGCGTCGTCCGAGGTGACAAACGGACCCTCGTGCCGGCTGGGACGTCCGATGCGGCCCCAATACCAACCGGTATCGATGCCGTTACCGTTGTCGTCGATGTCGGCGTCCATCCAATAGACATTGAACTCACCGGCGACGCAGCAGCCTTCACGGCTGTCCTCGGTCGGGTCGGGGGAATGGGTGGGGGAGATTTCCAGGGGCAGCATGGTCGTGGCTCGTTCTCCAGATCGTCCGGGGTGTCCGGACTGCATGAGGAGAATGATAGTGCAGCTAACAAAGGAGTGCAATAGGGGGAGGCAAAAAAAAGTTAGTATGGCTCACAGAATATGGCCAAACGGCAGATTTGCCAAGCGGGCTGCGGCTTTAGCGGTGCTTGCGGAAAGCCTCGATGATCGCCGTCAGGCGTTCCTGGTCGTCGGCGGGCATCCGGCGCACGTTGTCCCAGACCGACCAGAGCTCTGAGTTGGGATCGCGCATGATCAGATCGGCCGGCTCGCATCTAAGAGCGACCGCCAGGGCTTCAAGCATTGTCTGCGTATAGTTTACCAAGCCGCGCTCGAGCTGAGAGAGAGCGCCGTGGGTGACGCCAGTCATTTCAGCGAGCTGTTCTTGAGTGTATCCGCGATAGAGTCGCCACTCCTTGATGAAATGACGCGGCGGGCGACGCTTGGCGAGAGGCTGTACTTTAGCCATGCCGGCAGTGTGTTGCACGGCGGCGGTCATCTACCAGACAGTCCCTCTAACAAAAAAGCCTCGCCGGGACTTGCAGAAGGTTGTTAGTGGTACTATCATCATGGCCATGATAGATATTCAGTCTGTGTTTTCGGGAGAGCGTGGCTTGCGGCTCAGGGTGGCCAAAACCCTGAAGATCACGCATGGCGCGGTTTCACAGTGGCGACGGGTGCCGGTTGAGCGCGTGCTCGATGTGGAAAAGATCACGGGCATACCTCGCCATGTGCTGCGCCCGGACATTTATCCGCCGAACGACCGGGAAACCGGCGCCGCCTAACCGAGATCTGGGTCTGCCAAATGAGTGGCTTCATTTATGCCATTGCTGCGGGTGAGGTGGTGAAGATCGGCTATTCACGCGATCCGCAAAAACGGTTTGCAAAGCTAAAAACAGACAATTCTACCCCCTGTCATCTCATTGGCTTTGTTGCGGGAACGCTGGTTGAGGAAAAGGAACTTCATCGCAAGTTCAAACCGTGGCGGGTTTATCGGGAATGGTTCCACAACACGGGACCGGTTCACGAATTTTGCGCGGCAATTCGCTTGCCCCTGGCGCCGACACAAAAACGAGGTCGGAGACCAACGACAAAGCCTAGCAATCCGCTTCATTATTGGACCTTGGCCGAAGACTTGACCGACGCCGAGTTGGCCCTGGCAGTTGGGCGCGAACGTTCGACGATCACCAAGATTCGGCTTGGACAAGCAATGCCGTCGCTCGAGCTCGCTTTGAGTCTCGAGAAGGTGTCGCGGGGCGCGGTGCCGGCCAACTCATACAAGCGCATCAAGTCCCAACAGAGTGGGATCGCCGCCTTGGCGGATTAGTGGCGCAGCGTCGTGCGTTTGTCCAAGCGTTTGAAAAAACATGGTTAATTGCGGCGGAGGAGGCGGCAATGGCGCGCAAGGCATTGGCGGGCAACAAGATCGACCCGGACGTTGCCGACCGATACGTCCAGCGGATCGAGCAGCTGCTCGACGACATAGCGACGATGCGGGCGGAGAATGCCGAGCGCTGCGGAAACATCCGCGAGGACATCAAAGAGATCTACCACGACGCCCGGGAGGCGGGGCTGGCGCCCAAGCCGCTCAAGGCGCTGATCCGGGTGCGCGAGTTGAGCCGCAAGCAGCATGCGGTGCGCAAAAAGCTTGATCTGGATCAATTAGCTGAGTTCGAACAGCTCGTTGAAGCGCTCGGCGAGTTTGCCGAGACGCCGCTCGGCGAGGCGGCGGTCTTGGCGGCCGAGCCGACCCGGGCATGAGCCATGCTCCGCACCCTGGACCTCTTCTCGGGCATTGGCGGCTTCTCGCTCGGTCTTGAGCGCACGGGTGGTTTCCGCACGGTCGCCTTCTGCGAGATAGAGCCTTTCTGCCGTCGCGTGCTCAAGAAGCATTGGCCCGATGTTCCGCAATACGATGATGTTGTGAGCGTTGATTTTCACCGAGGCGAGGCGGATGTCATTACTGCGGGATTCCCCTGCCAAGATATTTCTTACGCAGGCCGTGGCGCCGGACTTGCCGGCGAGCGTTCGGGATTGTTTTGGGAGGTCATACGAGCCGTTCGCTTGGTGGGACCCGTCTACGTCTTGCTGGAGAACGTGGCAGCGCTCCTTGATCGAGGGCTGGACGTTGTTTGCGCAGCCTTGGCCTCTTGCGGGTATGACACGGAATGGGATTGCGTGGGCGCGGATAGGATTGGCGCCTCCCAGCACAGAGAGCGTCTCTGGATATTGGCATACGCCAACAACCCGAGACGCCAAGGGCCAATCTGGGCGGGGCAATCGCATCAAACGCGGTCGGAATGGCAAACTCCACATTGCGAACCTCTGCGATCAACTCGTGGATTCTGGCCGCCCGGACCTCGTGCGGTCGCCAACATTCCGAGAATGGTTGATGGGCCTGCCAATCGGGCACACCGTCTTAGAGCCCTCGGAAACGCCGTAGTACCCCAGATTCCGGAGCTGATCGGCCGCGCCGTCCTTGCCTCGCTTCGCTCCGAACCGGTCGGGGCATGAGCCATGCGCTGGCCGCCGGGGATATTGCTCGGATTAGACCTCGGGTCACGTACTGGCGTTGCCATTGGCCGCTCGGATGATGTGCCGCGGTGCTGGTCGGTAGAGTTCGGCGCGGACTTTGACGAGCACGGCCGGCTGTTTCACGCGCTGGGTAGCTGGCTGCGCATAGCGCTGCGGGACTGGGGCATCGACGGGGTGGCGTTCGAGGCGACGCTGCCCTTTCCGGCATATCGCAAGCTTGGCACCAGCGAGGCGGCGGTGCTGGTTGCGCACGGCATGCGGGCGATTGTCGAGGAGGCGTGCTACGGCGCCGGCATACGCTGTGAAGCGCTACCGGTGATCAGCATCCGCAAGCACTTCATTGGGATGGCATCGGCTGGGAGCAGGGAGGCGACGAAGCTCGCCGTGGTGCGCCGTGCGCGCAGCCTTGGTTTCATCGGGCCACGGAACCATGACGATGACGCGGCCGACGCGGCCGCCTGCTGGGACCTGGCCGCGCATACGCTGATGGCGCGGCAGCCCAAGGTGCTGGCCATGTGGGGGGGCGGCTGATGGATTGGCCGTTCGGCGAGCTTGAGCGGGGCAAGTACGGGGCTATCCTCGCCGATCCGCCGTGGCGATTTGAAGCGTGGAGCGGCAAAGGGAAGGCACGCGCCGCTGACAACCATTATGACACGGCATCGACGGGCGCCATTGCAGAGCTTCCTGTCTTTGAACTTGCCGCTGAAAGCGCGGCACTTTTTCTGTGGGCTTGCTGGCCGACATTGGCTGATGCCTTCCGAGTCATCGAGGATTGGGGCTTCGCTTACAAGACGTGCGCCTTCTCATGGATGAAGGCTGATCCCTACCGACTCTTTGCCGACGACAAAACTCCCTTTGCCGGGATGGGTTACTGGACACGTGCCAACACCGAGCCTTGCCTGCTGGCGACGCGTGGCAAGCCTAAGCGTCTCAATGCCGATGTGCGTCAGGGCATTATAGCGCCACGGCGCGAGCACAGCCGCAAGCCGGACGGCATCCACGAACGCATCGAGCGATTGGTAGCCGGCCCCTACGTCGAGCTGTTCGCCCGCCAGCGTCGTCCCGGCTGGGATTGCTGGGGCAACGAGCTAGACAAGTTCGCGGAGGGCGGCTGATGGACGGCACCTGGACGCCTGAGCGCGAGGAGGAGCTCGCCCGGCTGTGGCGCGAGGGCGTCGGTGCGGGCGCGATCGCCGCGTTGCTGGGTTTCACGCGCAATGCGGTGCTGGGCAAGGTTCATCGGCTGCGGCGGCGGCCGGGTGGGGTGATGCGCTTTGAGGCGCGGGCCACGACGCCGCCGAAGCGCAAGCCCAAGCGCGTCAAGCGCTACGTGCGGGTGCCGAAGGTCAAGCCGGTGGTGACGCATGCGGCAAAGCACAAGGAGGCAAAGCGAGCCAAACCGGACCAGAATGATTTTGCCCGGCAGAAATCCGCCATTCCCGCCGGCCCGCTGACGTTACTGGAGCTGTCGCCGACCAGCTGCCGGTTTATTCTGGGCGATGTTAAGGGGCCGCTGACGCTGTTCTGCGGCCGGCCGAAGGACGTGGAGCGTGGCGGGAGCTACTGCGCCGAGCATCGCGACAGGTGCGTGTCACGGCCGCGGGCGGCATGAGCCATGGGGCAGCCACCCGCCATTCTGGGCAAGCTGATCCCGCTCCTGGGCTCGGACAAGCCGGGCGAGGTGGTGGCGACGGCGTCAGCGATTGGGCGGGCGCTGCATGGTGCCGGGCTGGACTGGCACGACCTGGCGGGGCGAGCGCTGGCTGAACCGAAGATCGTCATAGTAGAGCGCGAGGCGTCGCGGCCGCAGTCGGCGCCGGTGTCCTGGCGCGGGCGGCTAGAGTTTTGCCTCGACTTTGGTGATTTTAACGAGCGGGAGTGGCGGTTTATAGCCTCTCTGCGAGCGTGGCGCGGTACGCCAACCGAGAAGCAACTGGCGTGGCTAGATCAGCTCTACGAGAGGACAGTGCAGCGCACCGGCGAGGAGGTCTAGCCGGTGTGGTACGAGCACGTCGAAGCGGGTGGATCGGCGGCGCGCGCGATTGAGGAGCACGGGCTGTTCGATGGGCTTGGCGACGACGTCTGCACGAAGATCGCCGAATTGCTGGGCAGTCTCGAGCGGGTACTTGGTCAGGCGGTGCCGGAGCGCCGCGCGAAGGCTTTTGGGCTGATCCTGACGGATGCGCCGAAGCTGCTCGATCTCGGCGTTGCCAAGCCTGATCTGGTTGATGCGCTGCGCGATGTGGGGATAGCGGCGGGCATCCCGGCGCTTGAGGTGGATGACGCACTGGCGCTGGTGTTTGCGGCGCGCAAGGGCAATGGGCATGAGCAGGACAAGAAGGCGGCGGCGAGCGAGCCGGAAATTGATCCAGACATTGTGGCAATGCCCTTTGTGTGGGCTGAGCCAAAGGACATTCCGCCGCGGCAATGGCTGTATGGCAGCCACGTTGCGCGCAAGTTCGTCAGCGTGACGCTGGGTACTGGCTCGGCCGGCAAGACTGCCGTGGTGCTTGCGGAAAAATGTGCCTTTGTCAGCGGCCGTGATTTGCTCAATGACGGCGTCAGGCGCTGCGGGCGGGCGTGGTATCTTGGGCTGGAAGATCCGTATGTGGAGTATCAGCGGCGGATTGCTGCGATAGTTATACAATACGGCCTGAAACCTTCTGATCTTGGTGGCCTATACCTCAACAGTTCTCGCGATGGGCGGTTTGTTATTGCGACAGAGACCCATGGCGGCGTGAAAATCCTGGTACCGAGGATTGATGCAATCAAGGCGCAGATCCGCCGCAACAGTATTGACTGGCTATCGGTGGACCCCTTCGTTGCCTCGCATTTGGTCAGCGAAAACAACAATGTACTGATGGCGGAGGTAGCCCGTCAATGGACTGGAATTGCGGACGAGTGCGGTGTGGGCATCGATTTACTGCATCACCTGCGCAAACCGTCGGGCGACATTTCACCGGACGAGCTCAGTGTTGACGATGCTCGCGGCGCGTCGTCTCTGGCCACGATAACCCGCTCGGCGCGCCTGTTCACCGGGATGAGCAAAATTCAGGCGAGCGAGGCCCGGGTTGAGGAGAAGGACCGGCGGCGTCATGTGCAGATGCTGCTTGGCCTCAAACCGAATTTGGCTCTGCCGATGCTTGGTGTGCGCTGGCGCAAGCTGGTGACGGTCAAGCTGGGCAATGCCACTGCGGACGACCCTGAGGATGAGCTCGGCGTAGCGATTGACTGGGAGCTACCGTCTTCGCTGGAGGGGGTCACGGTGGCTGATCTCGATCGGGTGTTGGTGGAGGTTGGTACCGAGCCGAAATGGCGAGCGGACGCTCGCTCGCCGGACTGGGTTGGGTTTCTCATTGGGCGCGTGCTCGACCTTGATGTCAGCGACGAGGGTGGCAAGCAGCGGGTCCATAAAATGATCAAGACGTGGTTGGCCAACAAGGCTTTGGAGGAGGTCAGGCAGGATGACAAAAAGGGCATGCCGCGCAAGTACGTCATCCGCGCCAGATCACAACCTTAGATGTTTCCCCAGTGGGCTTTTCACGACTGGGGAAGACTGGGGACCAGTGGGGGACCTAACCAGTTCGACAGGTTCCCCAGTCAGTCACTGGGCACTCCCCCCTGGGGAGGGGGCCCTTTAGGCCCCCCCCAGGGAGTGACTGGGGAACTGTGGAACACGCGAGCGACTGAACCACACTCGGAAACAGCGACTGGGGAAAGGAAGGCTACCATGCCCGAACTGAAACTGCCCTACGAGGTCGACAAGGAACTCGAACTCAAGCTCTACGACGCAATGATGCGCGCCATCCTCCAGGCGAGCATGACCACCGATGGAGGCCTCTGCCATGTGCGCACCAACGAGGTCATGGCGGCTACGCTCAAAATCCAAGCCTTGTTGCTCGCGACATCACCGGACGCGATGAACGCCAAGGAGCTGAAATACTGGTCGCAGGGCTACGAAAAGCATCTGCGGAAATACACGCTTGCCTTCAAGGACGAGATCCTCAAGGGCGGCTTCCCATGGCCGATGCACTCCCCTGAAACCAAGGGGCATGCCTGAGCCATGCCCGACCCCATCCCCCTCGTCGACCCGACCGACGAAGCCATCGGCGAGCAGCTGCAGCGCCTCGCTCAGCCCAAGCTCATCGCCTACCTCAAGGCGCTGCTCGCCTGCCTCGAGGCGGTCGTCGATGGCGCTGACCCCGTCATTGCCGCCCGCGACCTCGTCGACACATTCGCCGACCTCGGCGAGAGGCCGCTGCAATGAGCCGCAAACCCCGCTACCGCGTCCTCGCCATTCGCCCGCTCGAAGAGCCCTACGACAACAACGAGCGCTTCGCCTGGGAAGCCAACGTCGCCGAAAACCTCAACGAGCAGTGGGACAACGGCTATCGCGTCATCTCGGTGATCGCGGATGGAACGATCGTCTACACGCTGGAGCGCCGCAAGCCATGACCTGGATCGCGATCGCCGCCCTGACGCTGCTCAACGCCTACAACTGGCTGATGCTGATCCGCCTCCAGCGCCGCATCGAGCAACTGACCTGGCTCGCCCCTCAGCGCGACGAGAAGCGGAAAACTCGCTGGGCGCCGGACAGCGGATGGGCCGCTGCCGATAAACCGCCGGCGAAGCCCCGCCATTGAGCGAAAGCCCCTCGGGTGGTATCCCACAGCCTCCGAGGCATGAAACGCGTCCTACGGGCCTCCTACGCGCCCGCAAGGGCTAACGCGGGAGAGCCCATGCATTGCCCTGGCACGCCATCGTCACCCGCCCACGCGCCGAGCTCGAAGCCGTCCGCATGCTCCAGGACCGCCTCGGCCTGCGCACGTTCCTCCCGCAGCACTGGGTGTGGGTCAGCCACGCACGTCGACGCGAGCAGTTGCCCAGACCCCTGTTTCCCCGCTACATCTTCGCGCTCGCAAGCATCCGCGACAATATCTATGCCGCCAAATCGCTCCCCAACGTCATCGATGTCGTCCGTACCAGCAACCGCCCACTAACCATCCCCGATCAAGTCATGGCTGAACTTATCGCCCGCGCCGACCCCGATGGCCTCGTCGGCAGTACCAAAGCCGCCATCGCCGAGCCAGCATTCCGCGTCGGCGAGTACCGCCACCTCGCCCGCAATGGCCCACTCCACGATCTCATCTGCCAGATCGCCAGCGTTGACAGCGGCAACAGCTTGCGCGTATGGCTGGAAGCGTTCGGATCCGTGCGCCAAGTGCGGGTCCAGCGCACCAGCCTGGGTGAGGTGGCCGCTTCACCCAGCACTGCGCAGCCTATTGCGGGTCGCGCCCGCAAATGATCCCCGTGCTATCACCAATTGCCAGCAAACTTTTGAGCAATGGCTAATCCAGCTTGGGTCAAAGGCGTTAGCGGAAACCCAAAGGGCCGCGCCAAAGAAGACAATCCCATCATGGCCGCGGCGCGTAAGCTTGCGCCCGAGGCAATTGCTCTTGCTGGCCAGTTGATGAAGGACAAGAAGTCGGGCACGGCGCACCGGCTGACCGCTATCACCATCATCCTCGAACGCGCCTATGGCCGGCCGAAGCAAGAGCTTGATATTACCCATCGCCGGCCCGAGGAGCTGACCGACGATGAACTCTACAGCCGCATCGATGAACTCGAGCGAGAGTACGCGCGAGCATTGGCAGAGGCGCCTCACGATATTGCAGCAGCGGCTCTCGCACCTCCATCTGGCAGCGGATCGGAGACAGGCGCGGAAGAGCTTCAGTGAATGGTGCCGCTATCGGGGGTATGAACCGGCCAAGCATCACCGTATCATCATCGCCGAGATCGAGGCGTTCCTCACCGATCCAAACCTCGACGTATTACTCCTGTTCGCACCGCCAGGATCGGCGAAGAGTACATACGTATCGGTGCTGTTTCCGTCGTGGTACCTCGCACGATATCCGGCTAATCTCATCCTCGCGGCAACTCACTCGGTAGAGTTCGCTCAACGCTGGGGCCGCAAGGTGCGCAATGACATCCAGCTCGAAAGCGCCACCCTCGGTATCCGGCTACGTGACGATAACCAGGCTGCCGACCGATGGGCACTGGAGACTGGAGGCGAGTACTATGGCGTTGGCGCGGGAGTTGGTATTGCTGGCTTCCGGGCTGACCTTGGTATCGGAGATGACTTCTTTGGAAGTCGCGAGGATGCCTACAGCGAAACCGTCCGACGCAAGCGATGGGAGTGGTACCTGGACGATTTCGGGGCCCGCCTCAAGCCCAACGCCAAACGTATCCTGATGATGACACGCTGGCACGAAGAGGATGTAGCCGGCAGGGTATTGGAACAGGTCAGGGCGGGTATCGTTCGGGGTAAGACGGTGACGTTTCCCGCCATCGCCGAGGCCAACGATGTACTCGGTCGCGCCGAGGGCGAATACCTCTGGGATGAACCCGGCGGGTATGACTACGCGTCGTTCCTGCGTCAGCGGCAACTCGAATCAACCCCGATGATGTGGAGCGCGCTGTATCAACAGCGGCCGGCTCCCGAAGAGGGCGATTACTTCCGCGCCGAATGGCTGCATACGTATGACATTGCGCCGGCGCGGAATACCCTGCGCATTTATGGCGCATCGGACTACGCCGTCACCGGCGACGATGGTGATTACACGGTACACATCGTCGTTGGCCTGGATCCCGACGGCCGCATGTATGTCCTCGACGTCTGGCGCAAGCAGGCCAGCTCGGATGCCTGGGTCGAGGCGTTCTGCGACCTTGTGCTCGAGCACAAGCCACTGATGTGGGCCGAGGAGAGCGGCCAGATCAAAGCCGGCGTCGGGCCGTTCCTCAACCAGCGCATGTTGCAGCGGCGTGCGTTTGTCTCACGTGAAACATTCCCGACGCGGCACGACAAGAGCGTGCGGGCGCAGAGCATGCGGGGGCGGATGGAGCTCGAGGGGCTGTACCTGCCGCGCAGTGCGCCGTGGCTCGATGCGTTTCGCCGCGAGCTGCTGACGTTCCCGGCAGCGGCGCACGATGATGTTGTCGACGCGCTTGGCCTCGTCGGCCAGCTGCTCGACAAGGTCGTGTATGGCGTCAAGCCGGTGGCAATCACCAGGCCGGTGCGGACGGGCTACACCGCGGCGACAAGGCCAACGCTGAGCATGAAGGTGCTGTGATGACGGATGATGTGGACAACGACTTGCTGCACACCACTAACGAGGATGACAGTGGTGACGATCAGGGCGAGGACGACGACGATCAGGGATCGGACGATGGTGGTGGTCACGACGATGACAACGATGGAGGCTGTGAAGATGGCGATCAGGGACCTCCGGGCCCGCCCGGGCCTCCTGGACCTCCAGGACCTTCAGGGGAAGATGGTGATCCTGGGCCGCCAGGCCCCCCGGGACCGCCCGGACTGAAGGGCGATGCGGGCGATCCTGGGCCAGCAGGGCCTCCCGGGCCGATCGGACTGACCGGTGATCCTGGCCCAGTGGGCCCAGTCGGGCCAGCGGGCCCTCCAGGCACAGATGGCACCAACGGTACCGACGCGCAGCCGCTCGGAAACTACATCACCGGTACCAAGCTCAGCGACCTGATCGATTCAAGCTTCTGGGATGCCCCGACGCCGTTCGCCGATATCATTATCGGCAAGCGCGGCAACGACACGATCCTTGGCGGCGACGGCAATGATTTCATCAGCGGCGGCAAGGGCGCCGATCACCTCATCGGCGGCCATGGTGACGACGTCGTACTTGGTGGTCGTGGCCACGACACGTTTGTCTTCGCCGCTGGCGACGGCCACGACAAGTGGCGATTCACTACGAAGGACATTATCGATTTATCGGGGACAGGTATCGCCAAGTTCGGTGATCTGCATATGACGCAGACGGCGCAGGGGGTGGTGCTCGATCTCGGCGGTGGCGATAGCGTGCTTTTGGCGTTCCTGCACGTGAATCAGCTTCACGCCAGCGAGTTTCATTTCTGAGGGCCTCAGTCGGCCCGGGCGAGACCGCCGAGACGCGGGTGTTCAATAACCCGCCACGGGTTGAAGTCCACGTCGAGGTGCTGTTTCTTGAGCGCCTCCCATTGCTTGCGGGCCTCCAGTTCCTCGCGCCAGCGGTTAATCCGCTCACGGTCGAGGCGCCGTTCCTCGAGCACCTCCTCCCGGGTTGGGGGAACGTAGTCCTCGTAGCCGTAGCCGGAGTAGCCAATCATGGGGGGATGCTAACATGAACTTTGGCAAGGCACTCGAGCTCATGCGGGAAGGCAAGGCCGTAGCCCGCGAGGCGTGGGACGGCCGCACGCTCGAGCTCATCGAGCCGGGGCCGAATGCGCAGATGACGTTGCCGTACATTTACGAGACCAGCGGCAATGGCGACTGCGTGCCGTGGGCAGCATCGCACCAGGAGCTGCTCGCCACGGACTGGGGCGAGGTTTAGCGCTTGGTTGGCTTGATGCACCAGACACGCCAGTGCTTGGCGTCGAGTTGACGCGACGTGCCCTGTTTGCCGACATTCTTGAGTGCGAGGAACAGGCCGTGTATCTGGCCGAGGCTGGTGAGCGCGACGCTATCGCCGATTTGCATATCCTTGGCGATGTTTTGCCAGATGCCGTTGCCCATGTTCCCGGTGCGTTTGGGCGGGATGGGAATGTTGGTCTCGATGACATGACGGACGGCTTCAGGCATATGATCCTCCATAACTACGGAATATACATATCTTAGCCATATTTCAGTGCGCGACAATGCCTCGTTTCAACGGCAACAGCCTTATACCGTTGCGTAATCGTATCGAGCGGCTGTTCCGCGAGCAGCCTGAAGCGCGACTGACGGTGTTTGATGTAGCCGAGCGGATGCGGGCGATAAGCCGGCGTGACGTGCGTGAATGTCTGGCGGCGCTGGTAGCGATGAACTACCTCGATCAACAGGCAATGTATTCAACGGGGCATTACGTTGGGACATTTTTCCGACTACGTACCGACACGGGAGACGACAAGCATGGGTGACGAGCGAACCGACATCGAGCAGAAGGAGCTCGAGATCATCTCGCGGACGGCGATCGGCGTGCAGCCGGTGCTGCGTGAGGCGGCCGAGGTGATGAAGCGGCTGAGCCGCGACACTGACCCTAAGCTGTACGGCGCCTGGTTGGATTGGCTGGTGCTGCAGAAGTTGCCGCCGGTTGATATCACTGATCCGCTGCCGGAGACGGACCCGACCCGAGCGGCAGCGCCGGCAGCGCCCAAGGGTCCGTTCGATGACGACAGCCCGGAGGCGCGACGGGCCAGGCGCAAGTAGCCGTGGTCGAGATACTCAAACGCGGCGTCCCCTACGAACAGCGCACCATGCAGCTCGAATGCAAGCGCTGCCTGTCGGTGCTCCGCTTCAGGGGTGATGAGGTGACCAAGGGCGTCGACATATCGTGGATCGTCTGCCCGGTGTGCGCGCAGAACATCAACGTGGCGGGGGCTACGGCGGTGCCATGAAATGGCGGTGGACGCACAAGACCCCCGACGGGCTGAAGATACGCAAGCTTTGTGAGGCGCGAGGAGCGAGCAAGGCCTCTTTTTCGGGGGACGTCGATGGCCTGGACGATTGGGTTGTCTGCTATGACACCAAGTTGGGGGACGTTTGGTGGCGACCAGTAGAAGAGTTCGAGAGGGATGTAAGGCCGCGAGGGGCTAAAAATGAGCTCATCCAAGCACGACAAGACGCGGCATCCGCCAAAGCGGGAGAAGCCGCTGGGGGATGAGCATGTGAGCACGGTCAACATGCCGCCGCGGCCGAAGATACGCATGCCGGCACGGTCTGGAGTTACCCCGCGACCACCACCGCGGCCCATAGCGGACGACATCGACGATGAACCCGCAACTTGAGCACCGCATTCTGGTCTTGCGGGCGCGCGCGCCGCTCGGGCTACTGCCGGCAATCGACGAGGCACTGATCTACATGCGACGGCTGGCGCGCGACATCAACATTCAGGTGTTGCGCAATTTCGTCAATCACCTCGAGCAAGAGCTGGGGCTGTAGCGCACCCGGCCCATGACGCGCGACATAATCCTGGTCTGCGGCGTCCAGGGTTCGGGCAAGTCATGGGTCTGCCGGCAACTCAAGCACCGCTACCATTACGTTCAGCATGACCGCTGCTGGCGGCATCCAACGGCGGTGCCCGGCGATGGCGATGACGTCAAATGGGGTCCGCCGGGTAGCCGCAACGTTCATTTGCCGACGCTGGTCATGGAAGCGCAGAGGGCCGATCGGCCGCTAATCACGGAAGCACCGTTCGGCGAGCGCGAGCTGCGCGAGAAGCTGATTCAGGCCGGCCTCAATGTGCGGGTGCTGTTTGTCAACGAGCCGCCCGAGGTGCTGGCCAAGCGCTTTCTTCAGCGCGAGCAGCGGCCGATCGACCGGGCCGCGCTGAGCCGCGCCGCGGGCATCGCCAGGCGGGCAGCCGAATGGGGCTGTTTCGTCGGCTCGTCGGCTGAAGTGCTGGCCGAGCTCAGCAAGCCATAGTCGGATTATCCCCCGGGGATAATCCGAACGCGTGCTCGTGCTCGTAACGTGCCCGGAACGTAGCCAGAACGTGTCGCACCCCGGCTCGGAGTGAGTAGCGGTCATTCCGGGCTGCATGGGCCGTACGCACCCGTCGGCCCGGGTGCGACACACCTCACAATCATGGCAGTTGATAACTGCCCTTTCCCAACTGCCAAAAATGGCAGTGCTGAAGTGCCCTTCGACAACTGCCATTTTCGGACTGAAAGCGCTTTCAGTCCGAAGCTGTCGCAGGCTAGAATCTGCACATGGCGGGCTATTACGAGCGACCACCGGAGCAGCGCTTTTGGGCACGGGCTCATCCCGACCCGAACACCGGCTGCTGGCATTGGAGCGGCAGCCTCAGGGATTATCGGTTTGGTCGCGAGTATCCAATCTTCATGGTCGACCGTAAAACCGTGTCGGTCCACCGCTGGTCGTACGAGCACTTCAACGGCCCAATCCCGGAAGGGATGTTCGTTCTGCACTCATGCGACAACCCGCTCTGCGTCAGTCCCGACCATCTCCGTGTCGGTACGCATGACGACAACATGGGTGACAAGGTCAAGCGGCAGCGTCAGGTCCGCGGCGAGCGGGTTCACACCAACGTCCTGACCGAGGATGAGGTGCGCGTCATCCGCGCCGTCACCGATATGTCGCAGCAGGAATTGGCTGATCTTTACGACGTGGCTCGCACCACGATTTCCGCGATCCAGCGCGGCGTAAACTGGAAACACCTCTCCTAAACTGAGGCTACCGCCTTGCCCCAAGGTTATACCGCTGGATCCGCGGCGCGTCCTGCCGTTGGGGGAAACGACCCCTCACGGGGGCCGTCCTTGGCGGTAGACAATACCAGGGAAGAGGAAGATGATTATGATGTTGCCAAGCTTAGAAGGCAGTATCAGGACTTCCAGGGAGCTAAAAGGGAAGAATTAAAAGAGCAACGTATAGCAAGGCACTACTACAGTGGAGATCAGTGGTCGGCCGACGAGCTGAAGATCCTCAAGGCACGCCGGCAACCGGCGATCACCCGCAACCGCATTGCGCGCAAGATCGACGCGGTGGTGGGTCTGGTCGAGCGCTTGAGGCAGGACCCGAAGGCCTATCCGCGTTCGCCGCCGCCAGCCTTGCCGCAGGGCATCGCGTCGATGATGGGCGATGCCGGCATACCGCCCCATCCGGGGGATCCGGGCAGCATGCCGCTACCGCAGGCCGGCGACGAGGGCATGGGCGTGCCGCCCATGGGTCTGGCCGCCGGCCTCGGGATGGCCGGCCCACCACCACCCAATCCAGCCTCACCGCCCGGTATTGGCACACCAATGCCGGAAGGTGGCTCAGGCGGGCCGCCACTACCAGCCCAACCACCGGGGGCACTTCCTCCCCCCCCAGGTGAAATGCCGGGTGGCCCGCCTCCGCCGCCGCAGCAGGATGAGGACGAAGACGAGCCGGGCGATCTGCAGGAAGAGGGCGCCGACGTCGCCACTGCAGCGATCCGGTACGTGCTCGATAACTGCGAATGGCAGACGCACTCGACCAATGCGGCGCGTGAGGGCGCCATCAACGGTGTCGGCGGCATAGAGCTGGCCCTCGAGGAGGGCGACCACAGCAAGCAGCGAAGCCGCGATAGCGCGCAGCCGCAAGCAGATATGTCGTGGGACATGATCGGCGCGCTTGAGGGTGAGCAGCGCGACGAGGTCGACCCCGACGTCACCATGGCTGACATTGACCCGGACACGGTGTTCTACGACCCGCGCAGCATGCGGCTCGACTTCAGCGACGCCCGCTACATGGGCGTGGCCAAGTGGCTCGACCTTGATCTGGCCAAGGAGATGTTCCCCGACCAGGAAGAGCAGCTCAGCGGGCTGGTGAGCGTCGGCACCGAGATCGAGACCTGGCAGCAGCGCGATCGCGAAAGGCGCTGGATCGACGTCCAGGACAAGCGACTGTTCGTCATCGAGCACTGGTACAAGCGGCGTGGTGATTGGTGGTGGTGCTTCTATACTGGCAATACGATATTAATGCGGGGCAAGTCTCCGTTCGTCGATGAGAAGAACAAGACGTTTTGTCGATTTATACTGTATAGCGTCAATAGCGATCATGATGGTGATCGCTATGGCTTCGTGCGCAATCTGAAGCCGCTGCAGGACGAAATCAACGCGCGGGCCAGCAAGGCGCTGCACCTGATCAATGTGCGGCGCATCATCATGGAGGAGGGCGCGGCGCCGGATATCGAGGTCGTCCGGCAAGAGGCCGTGCGCCCGGATGGCGTGCTCGTCGTGTCACCCGGCAAGCGCTTCGAGCTCGACGATCAAGCCCAACTGGCGATGATCCAGGGGCAGCTCGAGTTCTTGCAGCAGGCGATCACCGAAGTTGAGAATTTCGGGCCAAATCCTGCGGTTATCGGGCAGGGGATCGAAAATAAGTCAGGACGCGCGATTGCGTTACTACAACAAGCCGGCATCGCCGAGCTAGGGCCGTATATCCTCAGCTATCGCGGTTGGAAAATCCGCGTGTACAGGGCGATCTGGAACATCATCCAGCACAATTGGAGCGCCGAACGCTGGATCCGCGTGACGGACAACGAGGGACTCGCCAAGTTCCTCCTCCTCAACGGCGAGCGCGAGAACGAGTACGGCCAACCGTCGATCGTCAATGCGGTCGGCGACCTCGACGTCGACATCGTCCTCGACGAGGGGCCGGATTCCATCTCGTTGATGATGGATACCTACGATGCGTTGCAGGCAATGGCGCAGCAGGGCACCGCAGTGCCGCCCGAGGTGCTCATCGAGCTGTCGCCCATCCCGGCAGCGACCAAGCGCAAGCTCCTGAAAATCGTCAAGGACGCGCAGAAGCCCGATCCCGAGGTCGAGCAGGTCAACAAGGCCGGGGCGCTCGCCAATATCGACAAGACCGCCAGCGAGACCGAGAAGAACAAGGCGAGCGCGCAGAAGATGCTCGCCGAAATACCGGGCACGCAGGCCAGCGCCGGGCGGGACAAGGCGGCGGCGTTCAAGGACATCACCCAGGCCGTGCTCGACCAGCACCGCGAGCAGCATCCGAGCCCGTTCGATGTGCCGGGCGCCATGCCGGCGGGTGCGGACGACGGCGGCATCGGCGGCGCTGGCCAGAACTTCCCGATAGGGCAATAGGGCTAAGCTATGGCACGCGGCGACCAGCAACGAGTGCAGGAGCGGCCGGGGGCGCATGCCTACCGGCGCGGCTATTGGTATATCGCTGGCGATGAAACCATGCTCGTCGCGGCGGGCAATGCCATGGCCGCCAATATCATTCGTGGTTATCCCTTCCGCATCCGTTCACTGGTTCAGATTGTAGCCCTTGGCACGCGCATTACGGGCCCGCAGCCGGGGCTAATTCAGTTGGCCATCTATCCAGCGAGTAAGCGGACACTGTTGCCGGAGGGGCTGCCGGTGGCAGTGACCGGCGACATTGATGTCAGCGTGGCAGCCAATATCTTCGGTGCAATTATAGGCGGCAGCGCCTCGCTGCCGCGTGGATTGTATTGGGGCGCGTCAAACAACAACATTGGTGCTTTGCAACAGCAGTCGGGTGGACTGTCGTCCAGTTTTTATGGTGCGCTGGTTGGCAGTGCATCGCAGGATAATATTGCTGGCACCGCAACGACGGCAGCTTGCACCCGCCTTGTCAGCAGCACCTATGGTGTTTGGCCGGATCTCTCTCGGGTTACATTCACCGAGCAGCCTAACCAGAGTTATGCCCTGCTTCAATTTCAGGTGGCGCCATGATCCCGAGCCGCGCCGCTTATCAGGTCACGAGCGACACCGATCCGCCGCGCTATGCGCCGGGGTATTGGTACACCATCGCGCCGACAACGGCGGCGGCGGCGGGCACTGCTACTGTAAATGTCATTCGGGCGTACCCTTGGGTGGTTCGCAGTCGTGTCCGTGTTCAGGCTCTTGGCGTTCGCATTACGACCGGGGCGGCTGGGCTGATGCAGTTGGCCATCTATCGCGCCAACGCCAGCACGCTCAATCCAATGGGCCAGGCAATGGCAAATACCAACGACATCGATGTGTCGGTGGCCCAGAATGTCAATGGTGCGCTGGTTCAGAGCATCGTAACGCTCGGCCCCGGCCTGCACTGGATGTGCTCTTGGACGAATATAGGCTGCAGTTTTCAGGGTAATCCACTCGCCAATACTTCAGGCGGCGTTCTTTCCGGCGCATCGACGCAAGCGCTATTGGATAGTGCCACCACAACAGTGGGCATATCTAAGCTTGTCAGTCAGACTTACGGTTCCTTCTGGCCAAATGCTGACGGGTTGCCGTGGGCCGACGCGGGCACGGCGAATACCTTCCTCGGGCAATTTCAGGTAGCCAGCTGATGCCGCGCGATCAGTACTCTCCGCAGGCCGATGCCGAGCCGGGCTATTGCCCGGGGTTCTGGTATCAGATCGCCGCCGGTCAAGTGGCGGCAGGGGCGGCGGTGACCGCCAATACCCTGCGGCTGTTGCCGTTCCAGGTGCGGGCGTTGGTTGACATCGTCGCGCTCGGCGGACGCATCACGACGCTGGCAGCGAGTGGAAATTGCGCTTTCGGTATCTACCGCGCCAACGGCAATACGCTCTTGCCAATGGCCAGACCGGTAGCGACGACAGCCGCGGTCTCGACGACACTCGCCGTCAACGTCAACGGCGCTCTCAACGAAGGGCGCGTGACATTGCAGCCGGGGCTCTACTGGTTCGGGGTGATGGCCGACAATGCGACGGTGGTGTTTCAGACCGTCACCAACGCCCAAAACAGTTACCTTTTTGGTGCCACTACGCAGGATCTGGCTTCATCGGCAGCTACCGTGGTGACCGGCGCTCGCTCGGTGGCGGCTACCTTTGGCACCTGGCCCGATTTGACCGACCCCGTCCTGACCAGCGCTGTTGTCGGTAGCGTTCAGTGCCTCGGCCAGTTCCAGGTCGCGCCGGCATCGTAAGCGCCAGTAACCAGTTTCGTCAGCTACACGACACGTAGCCGCGGCCGGGTCCGCGAGATCACCCCGCATCGTAAATCTCACGAAACGAGAAAGGGACGGCATCACCATGCCCGACACCGACCAAGCATTGTTTGAAGAGGCCCTATCGGGCGAGCCGGCGGCATCCGCCCCGGCTACCGACGAGTCAGTGCTCACCGAGACGCCAGAGCCACAGCCCGAGGGCGAACAACCGCGCGATGAGCACGGCCGGTTCGCGCCGAGGGCCGACGGCGAGCAGCCCGCCGCGGAAGAAGAGCAGCCCCAACAGGAGCGGGTGGTTCACTCGGTTCCGTTGAACGAGCTTCTCGCTGTTCGCGATCGGGCTCAGGCCGCCGAACGGGAGCGCGACGAATACCGGCGACGAGTAGAGGAACGGGACAGACGCGAGCAACAGGCGGAAGCCGCCCGGCGCCAGCAAGTCCCCGACATGCTCACCCAGCCGCAGCAGTATCACGCCTATGTCATGCAGCAGTTCCGGCAAGAGTTGCAGGCTGAGCGTGAAGCGGCACGGGCGGGCGTCGTCGACATCTCCATGCGCATGCAGCACCGGCAGCATGGCGATGCGTTCGTGCAGGCTTATCAAAGCCTGCAGAGCGAGTATCAGCGCGGCAACGTCCAGCTTCGTAACTGGGTGGTCAACTCGCCCGATCCGGGCGAGGCGCTGATGACCTGGTGGGCAGATGTCTCGGCCCGGCAAGAGATCGGCAACGACTTTGCCGGCTTCAAACAACGCTACCGTGAGCAATTGAAGGCCGATCCGGCCTTTCAGAAGGAGCTCGCGGATTTCATTCGCGGCCGGCAAGCGCAAGCTGCGCAAGCCAGCCGCGGCAATGGTGTCGTGCGTAACCGTCCCGGACTGCGCAGCATCCCGTCCTTGACCAGAGCCACCGGCGCCGCTGACAGCGACGACCGCGCCGAGGAGAGCGAGGCGGGACTTCTCACCAGTGCGCTACGCCGGGGATAGCAGCCCGAGCTACGTCCGCGAGCCCTCGCTCGCCGTCAATCCGATCCGCTAGGAAGTAAATCGTGAAGCAATAGCCGCGCGTGGCGCTCCGCCAAGGAACGCCACAATGGCACTCACAACTATACAATCCAATAATAAGCTTGTTCAGTATCGCAAGGAGATCATCCGCGAATACGTCCGGGAGAATCTATTCTCCCCGTACATGGGCGACGAGCTCACCAGCATCATCCGCCTGCTCTACGACCAGAAGAAAGGCGGCGAGCAGGTAAACGTCCCGATTGTATCGAGGCTCAATTCTCGCGGTAAGGGTGTAGGCACCCTCGTGGGAAACGAGGAGAGAATCGACAATTACGGCTGCCGAATTTATGTAGATTGGGCGCGTAATGCAGTAAAGACGAACAAGGCAGAAGATCAGAAAGACAGCGCCGACGTATTCGGTATAGCAAAGCCCCTGCTCAGCGATTGGGGCAAGGAGCTTCAACGCGACGAGATCATCGAAGCGCTGATGGCTATACCGAGCGAGGCGGCTCCGGCCGGTCTTGGCAGCGATGAAGGGCAGAGGGTCAACGGTATCCTTTACCAGAACGCCACGGCAGCCCAGCGTAACCAGTGGCAGACGGATAATAACGATCGCATCCTGTTCGGAGCGACCACCGCCAATCTGGTGGCCGGCAACCACGCCTCGAGCTTGACCAACGTCGACAACGCCGCCGACCTGTTCACGCCCGACGCGGTCGCCCTGATGAAGCTGCTGGCGAAGAAAGCGCAACCTAGGATACGTCCGTTTCAACTTAAGGATGGTAGAGAGTACTTCGTGGCGTTCTGCTCGTCGCTGGCCTTCCGCGATTTTTCGAAGGCAATGCAGGCGATCAACCAGAACGCGAGGCCGCGTGAAAATCTATCGGGAGTTGGTGGTGCGCCGAACAACCCGATCTATCAGGACGGCGACGAGATGTATCGCGGCGTCATCGTTCGCGAAGTGCCAGAAATAGATACGTACGTGGACGAAGTATGGACTAGCTTACTCACGGCAGGCGCAGGCGGAACGACTCGAGTGAACCCGGTATTCCTCTGCGGACAGTCAGCTGTTGCCATGCCATATGCTCAGATGCCCCAGCCAACTATACTTAACGAGGACGACTATTCATTCGTCGAGGGAGCTGGGATCGAGATGTGCTATGGCGTAGGTAAGCTATTCAAGAAGGCGCCGATGGATGGCACCGCACTCAAGCAGTGGGGAATTGTCTCTGGATTCTTCGCCTCCACCGCGACGTAGCCACTACCTGCGACACACGGTGGTAAAATGCAGCGAAATTTAATTTTACCACTGTGTTGACTTCGTCCCATCTATCTTATGGCGAGGGCTCCCGTCTTTTGACCATCGTCCGACGCCCCCCAGCCGCGACGGGGGTTCCTCGCCACCAGCTCTGAGCCTCCATTCAGCCGGAAGCTCATTGGCGCCGGGCGGCGCTTCATCTGCTCCATCAGTTGACCACCGCCGCCCGGCTGCTCTTCCCCGGTCGGGTCGCCTGGAGGGCGCCCCCGCGCTTCGCTCCTCATCCCAACGAAGGACACGACAATGCCTCGCACCATTTCCTCACGTAAGCTCGACTCGCAGCAGGTACACTTCCTCTCCAAGGACTTCACTGCTCCGGCTACCGTTGTTCTCGGCACGCTGCCCGCAGGCGCTACTCCGATCAGCGTCATCTTTGCCAACGACGTGGCGATCTCGGGTGGTACTCCGGTGGCCTCGGTGGGAACTGTCGCGTCGCCGACGTCTTACCTTGCTGCCGGTACGCTCACCGCTGGCGTCAACGCACCCCAGGCAGTGATTGCCGGCGTCGGGCGGCCAACCGCCGACACTACGCTGCAAGTGGTCTTCACCGGCGGCGTAACTACCGGATCGGGCAGGGTCCACCTGCAGTACATTCCAGCGATGTAAGGGAGAACTCCATGACCAAAGTGACCTATGTCGGCGGCCAGGACGATGGCAACGCCGGCACCGTATCAATGGCCGGCATCGTCTTTCCGCTCAACAAGGCGGTCGAGGTGAAAGACGCCCGCATGCTCGAGAAGCTCAAGGGCAACCGCTTTTTCGACGTGGAGGGCGTCGACAAGCCGCCGGTGGCGGAGCGCCACAAGTCAGCGCAACCGGCTGAAGGCGAAGCCGAACACGACGATGACGACGACCATACCACGGGTGTCAAGTCGACGGTCTCGCGCTCGAGCCGCATGGCGCGCTAAATGAGCACCAAAACCCGCGATCAATTGATCACTGCGGTTTTGGGCAAGCTTCAGGTGCTTGCGGCTGGCCAGCCGCAGGCACCTGAAGACGAGGCGCGCGTCAGCGATAACCTCGAGGCTATCGTTGAAAAACTCAACGCGATGAAGATCACCTACGTCCCCAACACTGACGCTGTCCCCGGCGCGCTCTTCAACGATCTCGCGGTGATGGTCGCCGCTGCGCTGATCAACGAGTTCCAATTGGTGCAGCCACCTGCCGGCCTCGATCCGGTGAGGAGTGAACTGGACCTGCGCACCATGCTCGCCGGCGAACCCAGTCGGGCGATATTGCAGGTCGATTACTTCTGATGGCTCCGATCGTCTGGCCCACAACGACCTCTCCCGGCTACCGCGCTTCCGAGAGCGGGGGCAGGCTCGTGAACTGCTATGCCGCGCCGCTCACCGATGGCGCCCCGGCGCCGATCGTCATCCGCCGCACCACCGGCCTCGAGCGCTGGGTGAGCACGGCGCAGACCGGCTACCGCGGCGGCTATTACGATGGCGGCGCCTATGCCTATGCCGCATTCAACGGGGTTCTGCGCAAGTTCGATGGCGCTGGCGTCGAGAGCGCGGTGGGCGCCCTGCCCGGTACCGATCCATGCTTCTTTGCGCGCAACCAGCGTACTCCGACACCGGATCAGCTTGTCGTTTGCAATGCCGGCACGTTTGCCTTTACGCCAACCACGATAACCCCGCTGGCCCCACCGGCAGCATTCAATTCGATCTGCTTTCTCGACGGGTACTTTTTCGGGAGCGTCGGCGATGGCCGGGTTTATGCCAGTGGCATCAACGCCACGACATGGAATACCAGTGACGTCATCCGCGCCGAAGCCAAGCCGGATGGCCTCGTGCGAGTCATCGCTTTTTCGGGTGAGCTGTGGGCGTGTGGCCTCGATAATATCGAGGTGTGGGCTGCCGGCGGTAGCCCTAACCTGACCGGATTTCCACTGCGCCGAACAACAGTCATTGATCGTGGGCTGATCAATAACACCGCCATCAGCGGTTTTGAGGCCAGCTTCGAAAGCACCCTGGTGCTGGTCAGCAATGATAACACCGTGAGGCTGTTCGAGGGCTATACGCCGCGTGTGGTTAGCACCCCCGACCTCAATCGCCTGCTCGATCGCGTCAGTGATAAAAGCACGATCAGCGCTTATTGCTACGTCAAATACGGTCTCAGCCGCATCATTGTCACGGCTCGCGGGCAGTTCTCCTGGGTGATCGATCCACTGTCGCAAACCTGGTATGAGCGGCAGAGCTATCTCCGAAACGACTGTCGCTTTCAGGGCGAAACGTTCTACGCCTTCGGCGAATGGATCGGCGGCGATGTCGTCAACACCGGTGACCTGATCTTTCCCTCGGAAGATACTCAGCGCGAGATCGATCAACCGCTCATCCTCGATGTGTGGAGTGCCGTCGGGCAGGGCTTTCCGCAGCGGGTGCATGTTGCCCGCGCCGATTTCCAGTTTGTCACCGGTCAGGGCATCGTCAACGGCGAAGACCCGATCGAGCGCAATCCGCGCTGCGAAATCATGTGGTCTGACGACGGCGGCAATACCTGGAGCACGCCACTGCTTCGGCGGCTGGGGGCGAGCGGTCAATACGGCGAAATCACCATCAAAGCGCATGGACTTGGCGTCAGCGGGGTCAAGGGCCGACGCTGGCGTATTCGCATATCGGACCCGGTGTATGCGGGTCTGTTGGCCGGCGACATGACCGTGTCGCCCTACGCCAGCTAGGAGAGCGAAATGACTACGCCTTTACAGGACAAGCGTAAGGTCGACGGCAGCGGCGGTCAGAAGAAAAAGCAGGGCAAGACGCTACCCGATATTGGCGGCGTCCACAGCCTGTTCAGCTCCGGCAACGAGGCCAAGGGCCGCCAGGAGAGCGCCCGCGGCTTTCGCAAGGCCGATCGCGCCGCCACCAAGCAGCTGACAAAAGGTAAGAATGCGCTGCTCGGTGATTACCGCAGCGCTGAGAGCACAGTCGCTGCTACCGGCCCGATGGGGGTGCAAAAGCTCGGCACCGCCGAGCAGGTCGAGCGCGGTGACGTCAACAAGGCGCTCGGCACCTCGGTCGGTGCCGTCAACCAGGGCTACAACACCGCTACCGGGGCGATCACCGGCGCGCGCGATACCTCGCTTGGCTATTACGATCCGTATGCCAAGGCTGGCCAGGCCGGCAGCCAGAGCTACGCCGACGCCCTCGGCCTCAACGGGCAGCAGGGTATTGCGCGCTCGCGTCAGCAGTTTCAAACCGGCCCGGGCTATCAGTTCGCCCTGGATCAGGGCCTCACCGGCATTGAGCGAACCGCGGCCGCGCGCGGCGAACTCGGCGGCGGCGGCACGACGCTCGATCAAATCAAATACAGCCAGGGTCTCGCCAATCAGGAATGGAACAACTACCTCGGCAACCTGCAAAAGGAGCAGGAACTCGGCTACAGCACTGCCGGAGCGCAGGCGGGAATTACCACTAACGCCGGTTCGGCTTTGTCCAACCTGGCCACCGGGCGGGGCACCGCGCTCGCCAACCTGCAGACCGGCGCCGGGCAAAGCCTGGCCGACATCAATCAGCAGATCGCTACTCGCCAGGTGGCGGCGGCCACTGACGCGGCAACCAAAGCCGCCGCCATCCGTCAGGGCATGGGCGAAGCCAAGAGCGCCTATTACAGTGGTCTCGCTAACCTCGATTACAGCAAATACCTCGGCATTGCCGGAGCGCGCAATCAGTACCAGGGGTCAAAAGACCAGACTGGCGCTAATGTCTTCAACGGTGTCACCAGCGCGGCGAAGACCGCCAGCGACATATTCAAGCCGACCTATAGCGTGGCGGGATAGGTCATGGCCGAATTTCCCATCTTCACGCCGCCGTCGCCGGCACCGTTCTTCAACCTGCCCAAGCAGCCCGACTACTCGGGCGGCATTGCGACGGGGATCGGCGGCATCGGGGAGAGCTTCCGGGCTAATCGCGCCGAGGATTTTGCTGCGCAGAAGCTCGCCGACGAGAACGCCTATCGCAATGCGCAGATCGAGACGGAAAAGCGCGGGCAGGACATCACCGCGGCGCATTACGCCACAGATGCCGGACCCGGTGGCGAAAAATGGTTCGGCAATACGGTTCCCATCAATGGGCCGAATGGGCCGAAACTTGTCATCAACAGCGATCGCGGGAATACCAAGGAGTTGCCACTGCCTCCAGGCTACAAGCCCACCGGTGGCAAAATACAATTTCACGACATGGGTTCATGGTGGGCAGCTACAGATAATTTCGGCAATCCGGTGACCGATGACAATGGCGTAGCAATCAAATGGCAGAAGGATCTTGCTGGGGCCGCATCGTTAGCAAAGCAGGGCGAGTTGCAAGGCACGGCGGCCGCCAACCTAGCCACCATCGAGGATGCCCAAAAGCAGTTCAACCGGGATATCGACGCGGTAACGAATAATCCCAATCTTGGGTTTGTAGTTGGGCCGATTTATTCGAAGCTACCCACGGGGATGGACTTGAGTGGAGGTCGCCAGAAGGTTAGCGCCGACATCCAGAGTTTGATCTCGCAATCCTTCTTCCAGGCTTTCGAGAAACTCAAAGGGGCTGGCTCTGTCACTGAACAGGAAGGCGCGGCAGCCAGGGATGCAATAAACAAACTGAACAAAACCGACGTTAACGTCGAGGATTATCGCATCTATCTGCAGCAAGCCAAGGATCGTATGGCTGAGCTTGTCGAACTGGCGCGTAAGAAGGCCGGCGCTCAGCCAATGACATCAACGCCGCCACCTGCTACCGCGCCGCTCTTTCCACCGGCGGCGGGGGCGGCAACTGCACCGGCGACGCCCGGCGGCACCACGCCACCCCCACCCCCCGGC